AGAAACTCGCATCAGTGCATTCAGCAAAGCCTTTGCCTGGTACAACTATCACTATGGCAAACGAGATGCCAAGGACATGCTGTGCCAATACCTGGATGTCAATCACCGAAGCAAAGATGCCAAACTCATGCGTGGCATTCCTGACAGCCAGATCCGACTCACACCGGCCTGGGTATGCAGGATGACCCTGATGGGACTGACGCTCAACGAGCATGAACAGTGTATCATTGACGAACAGATTGCCACGATGCTGAAAATCAAACAGGAAGTTAAAAAGGTCATTGACGAAGCCGAAGTTGCTGTGGCAAAACTTACCATACAAGATCACCTGCGTGAGAAAGTTAGTGAATGTGCCGGCGAGTTGGAAGGCATGTTTGACGACTTCGTCCAGTCTGGAGCCAAAATGAGCGCAGACTGGAAACCTATTGCACAGATACGTGGCATGAACATTAGCCCCAACATGGTAGGCATCATTGCTGATGTGTGGAAACTTAAACTGGCCGAGTTTGAAGAAGTCTTAGTCGGTGAGGACGCTGACCTTGTGGAAGGCTATGCACATCTCAACAAGAATCAGATCAAACAGTGTGTCAAGTTCATTGAACAGGTGATCGCCGACTGTGGAAACTACGTGCAGATCAAGAAGGTAGAACGCAAGCCCAGAGCTAAGAAAGCGGTCAGCCCAGAACGACTCAGTGCCAAGTTCAAATATCTTAAAGAATTTGCTGAGCTCAAATTGACTAGTATTGCACCAGCACAGCTAGTGGGTGCCAGCGAAGCCTGGTTGTATGACACCAAAAAACGCAAGTTGATCCATGTTATGGCAGATGTTCATATTGGTACATTCAGTGTCAAAGGATCGGCCGTTGTAGGGTTTGACACCGTGACTACACTACAAAAAACTCTACGCCGTCCAGCAGAACAGCTCAAAGAGCTGTTGGCAGGTGGTAAACCCGCGGCTCGCAAGGTGTTTAAAGACACCAAGGCCACGGAAACCAAGTTCAACGGGCGTGGCAACGAGAATCTGATCATACTGAAAGCCTGGTAAATACAGGGAACACGGAGTTCCCATGGCACAAGCAGAATCAACACTACAGACCCTCAAACAAACGCTGATTGATTATGTCCAGTTACAACTGGGCAGTCAGATTGTTGACATTGAACTGGATGCCGAGCACTACGAGGCTGCCTACCAAAAAACCATAGGAACCTATCGCCAGCGGGCACAAAATGCATATGAAGAAAGCTACATCTTCATGGAGTTGGTCAGAGACGTAAACATCTATACCTTGCCGCAGGAAGTGATCACAGTGCGTCAGATTTTTCGCAGGACCTTTGGTGATAGCACAGGACCATTTGCGTCAAATTTTGATCCATTCAGCCAGGCTAGTATGAACGTGTATTTGATGAACTTCAACGTGGCCGGCGGTCTTGCCACGTATGATTTCTACAGTCAATATGTGGAACTGGCTGGTCGTATGTTTGGCGCCTACATGAACTATACCTGGAACCCGGTCACAAAGAAACTGCAACTGATCCGCGACCCCAAAGGCACTGGAGAGAATGTCCTGCTTTGGTGTTACAATTTGAAACCTGAAGTGAATCTGCTACAGGATTTCCAAATCAGTCAATGGATACGTGACTACATGGTGGCCAATTGCAAGTACATCATCGGCGAAGCAAGGGAAAAGTTTGGCACCATAGCTGGTCCACAAGGCGGTGGCACACTCAATGGCGCAGCCATGAAAGCTGAAGCTCAAACTCAGATGGATGTTCAAATTGAGCAACTCAAAAACTACGTAGACGGCAGCCAGCCCATTACTTTTGTAATCGGTTAATACTTACTAGATTTAATTCTAAATTCATGCTATACTGTAGCATGAGTTCACTGATGATTGACATAGAAGGTCTAGGCACCGGTCCGGATGCTACCATACTGACCATAGCCGCACAGAGCTTTGATCTGTTTGGTACAGGTCATTATGATCGTTGCTACTATGCTAGAATCACTCTGGAAAGCCAGCCCAATCGTACCATACAACAAGACACCATAGACTGGTGGGCCACTCAACCCGAAGCACAAACCGAGGCATTCATGGAAGAAGGTCGTGTAGACCTTGATCAAGCACTTGATAGCCTGTATAAATTGGCCTGGCAACACAAGTTTATCTGGGCCAATGGACCCACTTATGACATGAACATCCTAGAGCATGCCTACAAGAGCTACGGCAAAAGCCTACCTTGGCAGTTTTACAATGTGCGTGATGCCAGAACCATCTACAGTTTATGGCCTGAACTACCCAAGCCGCCTACCAGCCATCATGCGCTGGAAGATTGTCGTAGACAGATTGACATGTTGCAGGCCACGTTACGGCACTTAAACGTAAAGGAAATCAAATGATCATTGGAGTATGCGGACTCATAGGAGCAGGCAAAGACACCATAGCAGACTATCTGGTAAACATACATCAATTCCGCAGAGAAAGTTTTGCCAACACACTCAAAGACGCTGTGAGTGCAGTGTTTGGATGGGATCGTGAACTGTTGGAAGGGCGGACCAAACACAGCAGGGCCTGGCGTGAGCAAGTGGATCCATGGTGGGCAACTCGCTTGGGCATGCCTGATTTGACTCCAAGATGGGTGTTACAATACTGGGGCACCGAAGTGGTGCGTCGAGGATTTCATGACGACACCTGGATAGCCAGTTTGGAAAACAAACTGCGTAAAACCACCGACGATGTGGTCATATCAGACTGCAGATTTCCAAACGAAATTGATGCTATCAAATCTGCCGGCGGTGTTGTGGTGCGTGTGCATCGTGGGCCCGATCCTGAGTGGTATGAATCGGCGGTAGCTGCAAATCAACAGGTGCAATCTGCCATGTCTTATATGCTGGCACAAAATGTGCACCGTTCAGAATGGGCCTGGATTGGCACTCAATTCAACGCTGTTGTAGACAATAATACCACCATGGATCATCTTTACGCACAGCTCAACGATCTGGTTCAAGATCTCCAGGTCTCCATGTCAAATCACTCTTAGCAATTTCTATCACGCAGTTTTGACACACAGTTTTTAAATTGCGTAGTGTGTTGTTGTTGAGATTGCCGTCTGTGTGACAAACCAACAGTTGTACAGAATATTTTGCACGAAAGCCACAGCGATCGCAGGTAATTTTTTTCTTGTAACCTGCTGTTTTCCATCTAGGATCTACCGGTTTGAGTCTGCGGCCGCGCCGGATGCAGTGCTCACATAAACGTCGGTACTGTATACTGTCAGCACGGTGATAAGCCACAGCTCTAAATCGTTGATTGCAGGCCATACACATGGGTCTCATGGGTGTATTTACCCTTAACCCTACCCAGTAGGGACGCAATCACAGCTTGTTTTTGCCTTTTTCCATAAATATCTTTAACTAGAAAAAGGAATTACCATGGCACTAATATCCCCAGGCGTAGAAGTCACAATCATTGACGAAAGTCAGTATATCCCTTCCGCTACCAATTCGGTACCTTATATTTTATTGGCCACAGCACAAAACAAAATCAGCGGCGCTGGAGTTGGCGTGGCAGCTGGTACTTTGGCTTCTGAAGCCAACAAAGTCAAACTCATGTCCAGCCAGCGGGATCTATTGGCCACGTATGGCAATCCCTTCTTTTACAAAACCACTGCTGGTACACCTATCAATGGCTACGAACTCAACGAATATGGTTTGTTGGCTGCTTTCAGTGCGCTGGGTGTATCCAACCGTTGTTATATACAACGTGTGGATATTGATTTGGCTGAACTCACAGCCACCCTGGTCCGCCCAACTGGAAATCCCGACGATGGAACATACTGGTTAGATACTGCCACCACTGCCTGGGGAATTTTTCAATGGAATCAGGTAACCGGTGCTTTTGCAAACCAGGTTCCAGGAGTGATCACCGATAATGCTGAGTTAGAACCTGCCAGCACAGTACCATTGCAAAGTATTGGTAGCATAGGCAACTATGCAGTTGTGACTACCAGCATTCAAAATCCTATTTACTACAAGCGTGGAGGTCCTATATACCCCACAGAAACCAGCGACGTGACCCTGGGCGATTTATACAACACCTGGGTATTGG